TTCATACCCCCAAATCTTCAATAACAATTTCAAACTCTTCCTCTAAATCCTCGATTTCTTCATCGGTCAAATTCTCATAACATGGGGTAAGGTCATAATCCCACCCACCTTTACCTTCATCATCTAGGTCATACCAATAAGTGACCTCAATCTTCGTGCCATCTACATCAACGATATAGGTCGCGTTTACTGTCTTTGATATCAATACAGGGTCTTTAATCTTAGGCATTTGATAACTCCCTTATGTGAATTTGCATCGTGCTTGGTGTAATACTTTGATCTGACCATATCTTCCCGTTGTAGGACATATAGCCTACGATCTCGCTATCGCGCATCAGCGCGGGGTTCATCCAATTACCCCCGCCAATATCGTTATCCGACTGCCATTCGCGCACCTTATCCAACAGTTCAGTATAGGTCTTAGCCTTGATCGTCTTAACTCTTACCCCATAGGGCGGTCTGTTCGGGTTCTGTCCATAATCAGGATTCCCGCATACTTCTGTCTTAATTTCGTACATTTTTAGCCTCGTTCTTAGTGGTATTGATAATTTCTGCATATGGGTAAGCGTTTAATGCTTGCTCGTCTGCGTGATCTTCATCTTCTGCCCAACATTCAAAAAAAAGGGTAAATTTATCGCCCTTTTCCTCATGTAGGCTAACCCTGTATTCTGTTAAACCTTCATAAAATTGATTCATTTTTAGCCTCATGCTTAGTGGTTAAGTTGATCAATGGGTGCTTGCCCATCCCCTTAAAATATCCTCTGCATCATTTAAAACCTTATAATCTTCAGCGCGCGCGCCATGATTTGATATAAAGTCATGCAATAGTGCTAGTGCATTGCTTAATTTTTTGTAGTCTTGTTCAGTCATTTTTTGGCCTCGTATTGAGTGCTAAATTGCCCCGTTTTCATAATCAATCTTTTAAGTTCTAAATCGCGATCTTCCCAAATAATGTTTAAATCTACCCTATCGGATAATTCATCTATCATCTGAATGTCCATAATGTCGTGATCTTCCCAAACAAAAACGGGTTTTTCTTGGTCGCAATTTTCAAGTGCTTTTATTAAGTCTTTTACTTTCATTTTTTGGCCTCGTGCTTAGTGGTTAAATTTCAAAATCGGCATAAATAGCTAGAGAATGATCGCGCACCGAATAACCCGATACAAGCGGGTTACTCTCATTCATGGCTAATTTTTCCATTAGTTCTAGCGCGCTATCCCTGTCGGGAAATTGCGCTATACGCTCGCTTTTGTCGGTTGTATTGCGATATAAGTAGTAAGTCATGCTATCCCCTCTAAATTGTCAAAATAATCCTGTGGCCTTGTGATGGCACAATGCGCCCACTTATTAATATGGCGGGTTGTGGTTTTAGACCACTTTTTTTCAGTCTTATAAAACTGCCCGTTTTCCCAACTAGCTACGGGAGTGCAATAGCTAAAAAGTACTTTTATCCCGTTGTGTAGGGTAATTTCTGCCATGTTCGCTTGTATAGGGTTATATTTCATGCTACGGCCTCGCTTTCTGTAATTTGTTGGGCTATTGAGCGCGCCTCTTGCGCTTGTTTATCGGCCTTTTGCGCTATGCTCTCTAGTTTTTGGGCATAGTGCGCGGTCAAATCAAATTGATCTAGGAATGAATAGCCCGCTTTTCTCGCTTGCTCGCTTGTTTTTACGGCCTGATCGAGTTCTTGCTTTCCGATCTCTTGCCCGAAAATGTCGAATAAGTGAAACCTAAACCCGCGTTTAGTTTTTTGCATATCTAAAAAACTAGACTCGACAATAAAAAACAATAACCCGCTCGCGGTATGGTGTGCGCTATTGATACGCGCGCCAAAATATTTCAAAGTGCTATCGGTTGCAAAGTACGATCTACCCTCTAAATTTAATTGCGCGTTGTTTTTTGCGTAACTTGATTTATTGCTATAAAGCGAGGCAAACCCTGATTTTTGAATAATTGTGGCTATATCGTTGTTTTCCATGATTACCCCAAAAGAGTGTTAATAAAGTGAAATAGAGCGCTTACGACTACTAGGCCAATATAGGCAAGGCAAGCGTAAAGCGCGACATTAAATAAAAAATCAAGCTTAGGAAACATAAAACCCCCTTATATGGTTGCAGTCTGTTTTACTTCGAAACTAAAGCCCAAGGCCTTAGCGTGTTTAATTGTTGGATCGGTTAGTGTCTTAGTACCCGCGATGCGGGCAAGATATAGCGCGGTATCGTTTACAGGGTAAATAGTCCTATTTCCGTAAACTTCCCTAATCTCTACAATTGCATTCGTATTCATTTTTTGAATCTCCTTAAATTGTGGCTCGGCAAGCAGTTGCGTAATACTCGTTTATTGCTCGGATAGTCTTTTGCACTGTAATTTGTGAGGCATAATTCCCCGATTTTGTATAAACAAAAACATTACCCGTAGGGTAAGCGTTAGCGGTGATTCCCCTATTTAGAATGAATGAGCGGGTTAGGTCTGCGCCCTGATTCATTGAGATAACTTTTAGTTCTGTTTTCATGTTTTAAATCTCCCTAGCAGTTGATTAAATGATTACCTAAAGGCAATCCCTAAACCCTCGCGCAAAGGGTTTAAAGGTGTCTTTAAATTGGTTTTACAGTCTCAGCGAGTGCTTGCAATTGCTCTAATTCCTGTTTATATGCGCTCGCGGTTGGTGCGGGTGTTCCCCAATCGTATAAATCCATAACGCGGGTTTGGTTTAATTGATTGTTGCCATAGATATTAGGCGGAAAGGCATAATCTAAACCCCTATCAATATCTAGCATTAGCACTGTGCCATCGTTCAACATAGCGCAAGCAATACGCTGTCCCTTATCGCTGTAAGTTCTTTTTGTATTGAAACTAATTGTTTTCATCTTCTGTATTCCTTATATAATCAGGGTTTGCGGTCAATAATGCAACAGGTGAAACTTACTTAATTCATGTACTACAATTGCTATTTTAGATATGAGCGATTGCTTGTCAAGTGTTTTTTGTATTATCGCTTTCCCTTAATGGTTTACCCTTAGATTGTGAGGGTTTACGACCTAATCGCGGGGATATCGCGCGGGCTAATCCCGAAGGGAAACAGGCCAAGGGATCAAACCCTACAAGGGAATAACATAGAGATAAATAGAATACTTACCATCTATCCTAAATTGTCCTATACTTGGGGTGATCGATACCCACTAAATACCCATATGACTAAACCCATCAAGCTATCGCGTAAACAAATCAGCGAAGGCCTAAAACAAACCCCGATAGATCAAATATTAGTCGGGGTTCATAACGCGGATAAGATCAATTTAACCAAAAAACAAAAGGATTTTGCGCGCAAGGTCGCAGAGGGTAAACCTAAGGCCAAGGCATATCGAGAGGCCTATGACTCACACGCTAGGCCACAATCACAGGCCGAGCAAGCTAATAGATTAGCAAAAAACCCCAAGATAGCGACAATGATCGAGGCCTTCCAAGTGGCTAATGAGGCGCGGGAATATCTAATACCCGCTCAAATAAGGACAATGGCAATCCAAAATCTAGTGAGTATTGCAGTAAATGAGGGGGAAAAGACTAGTAACAAGTTAAAGGCCTTGGAGTTAATAGGCAAGATGAGCGAGGTATCATTGTTTAATGAAACTAAAACCCATCTTCACTTACATTCAAGCGCGGATATCAAAGGGAAACTATTAGAGGGTTTGCGCTTAGCGTTTAGTAGCTCGCGATCTATCAATGATCAGGCCAAGAGAAAGGCCGAGAGCTTGCTTATAGAGCTTGCAGACGAGCGCACAACGATAGACGAGGCCGACCCTTCTCAATTCCTAGAACCCGCGACCCCACCACACCCCGACCCCCAAAATTCGACTAATGCGGGCAGTGAATGTATGCATAGTATTCCACTCGCTCAATCCGACTCAGATGCGATTCAATCCGACTCCAAAGCAGCTCAATCACTGTTAGACGACCTCACTATAACAGCTGTTATAGTGACAACTCCTTTAGAATCAAGCACTTCCCTGTCCATAGGTAGTAACCCTGATGCTTTAAATGATCCAATAGAGGGGGGAGGGGGTATAAATTCAGGACAGGAAGATACAGTTGTTCCACGTGAAACACCCCCCCTTAGTAATTCAAATGAAAAAGGGGTGGGGGGTATATGAAAATTTCCGAAGAATATCCAGAGTTATTGAAAGCGGACGGCTTTGATGATGCGATCCTAGGAGTAGTACATAGGATGGGGATACAGGCTATCTGTTATGACCAAGATAAAGTGATTGATATCCTTATGGGGGATGGGATGACGTATGAAGAAGCTGTTGAGTATTTTGAGTTTAATATTGCGGGCGCGTGGGTAGGGGAGTCTACTCCGTTCTTTCTCCAGAAAATGGAGTTGTAATGTTTGGCGGGGATATTAGAAAAGAGAGAGTGGAAAGAGTAATGACTCTGGCTAGGCAATTGACAGTAATGGAAATGAGGGCGGTGATAAAAGAACTGACCCGTATCCACGACTCTATCATTATGGCAAATGACCCGAAATGGATTAAGTCATGAGATCGATCTATGAGATTCAAAGAGACATTGCCAGGGTTTCTAATTTATTGAATATCCTGATCTTAGAAAAGAAGTTAACGGTTTCCACCTTGGAAGGGATTGAGGTAAGCTCCAAGATCCTGGCGGAAAAAGTAATTGAGAAGATGAAACAATGACCCCCGCGCAAAAAGAGACGTTTTTGATTATTGATGAGTACTGGAAGAACTTTGGGTACGGGCCGACTATTGATGATGTAATGAGACTAACGGGCGAAAAGGGTCGTGGAAATGTC